CAAATCAATTGATTTCAACTGGTGTTACAGCTGCATCTTACACATCTGCTTCAATTACAGTTGATGCTGATGGTCGTATTACCGCTGCATCTTCTGGATCAGCAGGAGCTGGAATGGGGATACCTGTACTTTATGCAGTTGGATCTACTTCAGGGACTTATACAGCTAATCCTGGTGCAAATAGAATTGGTGCTTACATGTTCGCAGGTGGTGGAGGAGGAGGTGGAGGACGTTATGCTAACTCACCTATGAGTGCAGGTGGAAACGGAGGATATGGATTTTATAATTTTCCTATTTCATCAAAACCATTTTCTCAACCCTACAGTGTAGGTGGTGGTGGAGGAGGTGGAAATACTAACCCTACTGGTAATCCAGGAAACCCTGGTAGTGCAGGCGGAGCAACTAATATTACAAACGTTGGAACTGTTAATGCAGGAAATGGTGCTACGGGATCTCCAGGTCCAGGTGGAACTGATGGAACTCAACCAGGTGCATCTTTTACTTTTCCCTCTAGATCTTTTGTAGTTGGTTTACCAAATACAAATCTTAAACAATCTAGTGTAGCTAATGGTCAATTTCAAATAAATGCATTTGGTCTTGCAGGACCTGCTGGTAATAATGGAAATGGAACAATGGAAGGTGGCCAAAATGCTGCTAGTGGAGGAGGCGATGGTAGTCCTGGGGTTTTAGTTATATTTGAAAATACAGGTACATAATTATGTCATATTTTATTTTTTCAAAAGATTTAGATAATATAGCTGGTTCAATTTATAAGATTGCAGAAAGCGAATTAGATTTAAATAATTTAAATATTCATAAAGAAAATTATAAAATACTAGAGGATTCCCAAAATTTTAATTTAGTAAAATATGGAAATAAATTTCCAGAAAAATATAACAATAACACTATTACTTATATTGATACTGAAGTTGGTTTTAAACCAAAAATAGAGATCCTTAAAGGAGTAGAAACAGAAACAAAATCTGCTAAAGAATTTTTAAGTGAATATATTTCTTCTTATAAAATTAAGATAAAAAACTTTTTAAATAATAATCCGAATCATCAATTATTTAATAAATGGAACAATTATTATAATCAATTAAACAATTTAGACTTAAACACTATACCATATCCTTTAAATAAATCATTGGAACAATATTTTAATGATATAGGACAACCTTCACTAAGCCCTTTACAATTACCATAAAAAATACTATTCATATAGTATGTTTGATAAAGAAATAGAGTTTAGTACTCATGAAGGTTATTTTGCATTAAAAGAAGATTATCCAATACCTATAAAATTAAACATACCAGAATGGTATAAAAAATTAGAACATTCTTTTGAAAAAAAAACAATTAAAGGATGTATGCCTTTTCTAGATTCTTTAACTTCTGGTTATTTATTAAAAATGCCACAAGATTTTCATTTAAAACATAATGTTGATAATAAAAATGAAAAGGGGGAAGTATTTAAAGATTCTTTTCAAACTTTTGGACTTCATGAAATGAGTCAAATCCTAGGAGCTAAATATGTTAACTTAAATGCTATACCAGATGCTCATTCATTACATCAAGTAGAAGGTTCTCCTTTTATAGAAAAAAATAAAAATTTACCTTTTTATAAACTGTATAACCCTTGGAAAATTAAAACCCCTAAAGGATACTCTTGTTTATTTGTCCCTCCATTAAATAATTCTGATGATAGATTTTCAATAATACCGGCCATAGTAGATACAGATACTTTTCCAAATGAAGTAAATTTCCCAATTATAATAAATGGAGATAAATATCCTGTTTTAGAAACGACAATTAAAAAAGGAACTCCCTATGTTCAAGTAATACCTTTTAAAAGAGACAATTGGAAAATGTCATTAAAATCTAGAGAACAAAAAGATGTGATTAATTCTAGAATTTTTTATGGATTAAAGTTGTTAAATATTTATAAAGATAAATATTGGAGTAAGAAATCATGGAAATAAAAAATTTTATTAAAATATATGATGAAGTGCTTCCTTGGAATGTATTATCTAATTTGATTCGTTTTTCTAATGTTTCAAATTTCATAGAAGCAAAAATTGGAGGGGGGGATTTAAATAAAACGGACTTTAATATAAGGAGAACTTATACATTAGCATTATCTAATTTTAGTGAATCTATTTCTAATGTTCATTGGTTTAATTTACTTTATTTTTATTTTGAAAAAAATTTAAAACAATACAAGTTTGATGCTAATATTTTAGATTATAGTTATGAAAAAATTTTTGACATAGAGATTTTAAAATATGAAAACACTGGTTTTTATACATGGCATGTAGATCATTTTGCACAAGTTCCAAGAACAATGAGTTGTATTTTATTATTAAATAATGACTATGAAGGAGGAAATTTATGTTTTAGAAATCCAGATGGATCAGGAGAATGGGAAGTAGAAGTCAGACCAAATAGAATGATTATTTGGCCAAGTAACTTTTTATATCCACATACAGTAAAACCAGTAACGAAAGGAAAAAGGTATTCAGTGGTAGCATGGGCACTATAAAAGAAAATTTTTTAGAAAAAGGATTATTTAATAATTTGCAATCTCTTTTATTTTCAGAAGAAATTAATTGGTTTTTTAAAAAAAATCAAACAAATAACGATAGTTATTTTTTTAATCATTGTTTTTATAATAATAATATTCCTTGTTCTGTTTTTTATGAAGATTATATAATACCAATACTTAAAAAATTAGAGGCTATTTCTGTCATTGAAGTTAGAGCAAATTTACTATTAAAAAAAGAACAAAGATATCAATCTAATTTTCATATTGATAGACCTTTCAAATGTAAAACAGCTATATTATATATGAATACGTGTGATGGTTACACTGTTTTAGATGAAATTAAAAAAGATAAAATAAAATGTGAAGAGAATAAAATACTTATTTTTGATTCTCAATTAAAACATAGCGGTGTTAGTCAGACAGATGTAGATAGAAGAATAGTAATTAACTTTAATTATTTTTAATATGGATACGATTAAAGAGTTTAAATATAAATTAATTAAAAATTTCTTAACACAAGAAGAAGTTAAATTATTAACTGATTATTGTAGAATTAAACATAGGATTAATTTTAATTCATTTGATTTTGAACAAAATAATAATGGAGATACATTTTTTTATGGAGATCCATTAATGGAATCTCTAATGGTTAATAAACTTGAATTAATGCAAAAAGAAACAGGTTTAGAGTTAATGCCTACTTATGCTTTTTGGAGAATGTATACAGTCAATGCTGATTTAAAAAAACATAAAGATAGACCTGCTTGTGAAATAAGTGTTACAGTAATGATTGGTTCCGATGAAACACCTTGGCCAATATTTATGGATGGAACAGAAATTAATATGGAACCAGGGGATGCTGCTATTTATTTAGGATGCGAAATAGAACATTGGAGAGAAGAGTTTAAAGGAGATTGGCATGCACAAACATTTTTACATTATGTAGATAAAAACGGATCAAATAAAGAATGGATTAAAGATAAAAGATTATTATACGGCTTACAAAAATGAATTTTTTAGGCATAAGTCTTAGAAATCACGATGCTAATATTGCTTATAGTTTTGGAAATAAAATAAAATATATAAAATTTGAAAGAGAATTTAATCAAAAACATTTAGGATGCACTGATTATTTTTTTATTCAATATGTTTTAGATAAATGGAAAATTGATATTTCAAAAATTAATGCTGTTGCATATGTTACAGATATGTCTTTTTTTAAACTTCCTTATTATAGTAATAATTTAATAGAAGAATTAAAACCCAATGATTGGTTCTTTAATAAATTTAAATGTCCTTTTTTTAAAATAGATCATCATTATGCACATGTTTTAAGTATGTGGCCATTAATAGATAAATCAGACATAGATTTTGTATTAGACGGGGTAGGTGATTTTGAAAAAACATATTCAATTTTTAAAAACAATTCATTAATAAAATCTTGGGATATAGATGAAGCTGAATCAATAGGTAGAACATTAGGTCAACTTGCTGAAAGTAATAATATAAATGGGCATCATCAAGATTTAGCTGGAAAATTAATGGGATTAAAATCTTATGGAAAAATTGATTTTGATTTTTGCAATTTATTTAAGGAAGAGATAACTGAAATAAGAAAATTATTTTCAGGAAGAAAATACTATACATTAAATTCTAAAGAAGATAAAAATCCTCTTAATAGATTGGCGTCTATTCACTTTAAATGTGAAAATATAATATTTAATCATTTTAATAATAACGCTAATGAAAATGATATAATAACATACACCGGTGGAGTTGCTCAAAATTCAGTTATTAACGGTTTATTAAAAAATAAATTTAAAAATTTACACATACCACCCCATTGTCCAGATGAAGGTTTATCATTAGGTTTAATAAATTTTTTAAGAAAACAATATAAGCAAGAGCCTTTTGAAAATAAAAATTTTCCTTATTGGCAAGATGATATAGCTTCAAATTCTATCCCGACATTAGAAACAATTAACAAAATAGCAGAATCACTTGCTCAAGGTAAGATAGTAGGATGGTATCAAGGACACGGAGAATTAGGTCCAAGAGCTTTAGGCAATAGATCTATATTAATGAATCCTTCAATTAAAAATGGAAAAAATATTTTAAATAAAAAAATAAAAAAAAGAGAATGGTTTAGACCTTTCGGTGCATCTATTTTAGAAAACCAAGTTGAAAAATATTTTAATTTTAAAGGGAAAAGTGAATATATGTTATATGTTACAAATATAAAAGATAAAGAAAGCTTTCCTTCTATAACACATGTGGACGGAACATGTAGAATACAAACTGTTAGTTATGAGAATAATAATTTGTATTATTTATTATTAAATAAATTTTATGAATTAACAGGTGTTCCTATGTTACTAAATACTTCTTTAAATGTTAATGGATTTCCCATATGTTCAAAACCAGTGTATGCACTTCAGATTTTTAACAATTCAGAAATGGATATACTTGTTATTGGAAATGAGATATATACTAAATAATTATGCAACTACTTAATAAAGAAATACCATTACATACATTTATTTTAATAGATAAAATTAATGATCAAACTATTATAGATAATATAAAAGAAGACATTTACAAAAACAGTGAATATTTCCATCAACATACAAATGTTATAGCAAAACACACTAATTTTCAATTTTTAGTTAACAATAGAAATTTTCATAATTTTTTAAAATCAATAAAAAAACAAATACATTTAATTTTTAAAGAAGATTTTTTAATAAACGAAGTTTGGGCAAATATATATAATGGAGATGATTATGCTAGAATGCATCATCATGAAGGTTCTACGGCTTTTTCTGGAATTTTGTATTTAACAGATGGTCCTGGACCTGGGACTTATTTTCCACAATATGATCTTACAATAGAAGAAGAAGCTGGTAAATTTGTTTTATTTCACGGTAATCTTGAACATGAAGTAAAAAAATTTAAATATACCAAAGATAGATTAACAGTAGCATTTAATTTTACAAAGCTTGGTTTTTTAAATAAAAATTCTGTTGTAAAGTTAGTTAAATGATTAAGATAATTGATAATTTTTTAGAACCAGATTTGTCAAAATATTTAGAAAAATATTTTTTAGAAATACCGCATACTTTTGGATGGTCTTCTACAGGATTAGATAATGGTTCTCCTTTTTATCAAGCCAATTTGAATCCCTATGATCCATTAATAAAATTTTTATGTTTAAAAGTTCAAAATCAAGTTGATCATAAATTAGGATTTATAAGAGTTTATATAAATATTCATTATTCAAACATGCCTGGAGGATTTCATCAAGATGATGGGGATACTACTTTTATAGTAATGACTTCTAAAACATTAAAAAAGGGATCTGGACAATTTCAAATACAAATTAATAACGATGAAAATAAATTAGAATCCTTTGATTTTATACAAAATAGACTAATAATATTTCCGGCACAATGGAAACATAGGGGATTAGATCCAGTTGAACATTCAACCCCTAGAGTAACACTTGCTTTTAAAACACAAGAAGTTTAAAAGATTATATGAAATTTAAACAATATGATAATGGATCTTGTGATATAGAGTTTTCTTGGAGAGAGAGAATGCTTCTTTTTAGAAAAGGAAAGTTACATTTATCTGATGAACATTTAAGGCATTTTGGAAATAATTTAATGAGAATAGTTATGGATTGGCAGACAAAATTTAAAGAAGATATTGCTAATAAACAAACAACTGAAGATTCTAAAATAGAAGGTAAATAACTCTTTATTGTTAATTATATAGATATGGGGTATAAGAACCCTTATGCCTTTAAAAAAGATACCTATAAAAGCTGGATTTAACAAACAAGATACCGCAACTGCCGCAGAAGGTCAGTGGATTGATGGTGATTTTATTCGCTTTCGTTATGGATACCCTGAAAAAATAGGGGGTTGGGAGCAATTACTACCTCAAACATTAGCAGGTGTTGCAAGAGCTCAGCACACATGGACAGATTTAGATGGAAATAAATATGCTGCAATCGGTACTAATAAGGTATTAGCTATTTATTTTGAAGGTGCATTTTACGATATTACTCCACTGGGTACAGCGATAACTGGATGTACTTATACATCAACAACTGGATCTACGACTGTTACAATTAATAAAGCAGGTCATGGACTTACAGTTGGTGACTATATTATATTTACAAGTGTTACAACACCAGGACCAACTACA